ATGCGGATCGCCCTGCTGGTAAGCTTAGATAATGGCACGGTCATTTTTGATAAAAATGCAGAGAAACGCACGGCGCCCGCTTCCCTAACCAAAATTACAACCGCCATCGTGGCCATTGAAAACTGCGCTGACCTGGAAAACACCATCGTTACCGCCCCCTATGATGCAATCCATGCGCTGGATGGAACAGGCAGCTCCCTTGTCGGCATCAAGGAAGGCGAGCAGATCAGCATGCTCAACCTGCTTTACTGCATGATGGTGCACAGCGCGAATGAATCCGCTAACATTATCGCGGACTATATCGGCGGCGGAAGCATCCCTCGTTTTGTCGCACTGATGAATTCCTTTGTGCAGAAGCTGGGCTGCAAGAATACCCATTTTGTCAATGCGCACGGCCTGGATGAAGAGGGGCAATATACCACCGCGTCAGACCTGCGCAAGATCGTGGAATACGCGCTGCGGCTTCCTGTATTTGAAAAGATTACGAACACTGCAAAATTCACGCTGCCGAAGAGCAATCTGCGCGAAGCGCAGACACTCCGCACGACGAATGAATTGATCGATTCTACAAGCAAATATTATTATGCGGGTGCAAAGGGGATTAAAACGGGCACTACCACCAACGCGGGGCGCTGTGTCATCTCCGTTGCCTCTCGCGATGGATACCGTTATCTTGGAATCGTTTTGCGTGCTCCCTATAAAGATGCGGAGGGGAACATCATAAAAGGAAAGGAAGGCTCAGCCTTTGCAGACTGCCGCAAGATGTTTAACTGGGCGTTTGACCATTTAAAGTTGGAAACCGTTGCAGATCCGGCCCAGATTGTATCCGAAGTGGCGGTAAAACTTTCGTTTCAAACGGATTATGTGCGGCTTTTGCCCAAAGGGGAAGTGCGCGCGTTGGTGCCTCAGGGCTTGGATGCGGCCGGCGTTATGATCGTGCCAGATGAAAAAATGCCAAAGTCAATCGATGCGCCGGTGAAGAAGGGCGAGGTGGTCGGCCAGGCTAATATCCTGTATGCCGGCCAAGTGATCGGCACAGTGGATCTCGTGGCAGAAAAGGCGGCCCGGAGGAGTCTGATTCTGTATGTAGGAAACCTTTTAAAGAAAGGGATTCAGTCCACAATGGGGAAAGTTATTTTTGCGGCCGCTGCGCTGGTGATTTTGTTTGTCTTACTGGTTAACGTATTGTACTATTATAAAAAGAAAAAAACACGCATCCGGGTGGTACGTGGATATCGAAATACAAAAAGGAAAAAGTAAGAGGGGATTGCAATCCAAAGATTCCCGCTAGGCTTCGCATCGTATAGGAGCTCACAAAAGATCTCTTAACAAGGCAATCATCTGTGCGGCCGGTCTATGGCAAAAAGAAAAGGGCAAAATTGTTAAGCTTTTTGGAAGAAAAGTGTTGACAAGCCCAATGCGATTATATTATAATAAGCTTCGCCCGTTGATGGGCAGGCATATGGCGGCATAGCTCAGTTGGCTAGAGCATTCGGTTCATACCCGAAGTGTCGTTGGTTCAAATCCGACTGCCGCTACCAAGCGGCCCGGTGGTCAAGCGGTTAAGACACCGCCCTTTCACGGCGGTAACACGAGTTCGATTCTCGTCCGGGTCACCATCCATATGCATGCGGGGCTGCCTATAGCTCCCCCGCCTACATTAGGACGCGTAGCTCAGCTGGTTAGAGCGCTCGCCTCACACGCGAGAGGTCAACGGTTCGAGTCCGTTCGTGTCCACCATTAAAAACCGCGTAGTTTCAAGAAAAATTGAGGCTACGCGGTTTTATTATTATTTTGATTGCGAACAATAATCCTTACTTAAACTCATTAAAATAGCTTTTATGTCGTAAATTTGTCGTAAACTCATTCGTCCTCAGCGTCAATTTTTAGAGCTCTCCTAACTGCCTCTACATCTGTATGCGCATAGCGTTTGATTAGCATATTTAAATCAGAGTGGCCGAGCAGCTTCGCGAGCTGCAATAGGTCGACACTATCATTGGCAGAGAGCGTTGCCCGCGTATGACGCAGTTCGTGCGGAGTAAGCATCTTAGTATCCGGGTGCGCTGAATGAAGGTCAGCCATAAAAGCTGAGTACTCTCGTTTATACCAGTTATCAGGTCGGGATGGGCCACCGTTTGGCGCGTGAAAAACGTATTCCGTTTGAATCGCTTTTGGCTCAGCCCCCTTCTTTTGGTTTCCGCCCACATAAATAACTCTAGGTTTGTTTTTGAGTGCATTTGCAAGCTCAACGCTTATCGGAATAGGCCGCCTACGGAATCTGTTTTTGAGGCCATCCGAAACTAAAATAAGCGCATCGGTTTCTGTGCTTTTTTGCTGCACCAGACCTTGTTCAACAAAAATAACCCTGTTATCTAAGTCAAGGTTATCCCAGCGCAGCCCAAGCAACTCGCTCCGGCTGATCCCTGTTTCCATCAGTACCATAATAGACAATCCAAAACGATGAGAGCGCGCAAAGTCCCATACGATATCGTATTCATCTTGGGTGTACGCATTTTTTTCAGTGGGTGAAACAGTGCTTTGCAGTTTAATATTTTTATTAACTGGATTTTTATAGCATAGATCATCATCAATGGCTGCAACAAAAATCAAGTTAAGGGCAGATCGCATTTTTTTCAGGGTTTCGAGGCTGTATTCCCTCCCCTTTTCGTCAAAAAATTTTTGCACGTCGGATTGCTTGATGCTGTTTATTTGCGCCTTGCCAAAATAGGGAATCAAATGCTTTAAGACGGGGTTTTCATAAGTTCCCCTGTACGTGTTATCCTTCACTTTGCCCTTTTTAAATGTCTCCAGCCATTGCTTCGCATAGGCCTCGAAAAGTTTGTTTTCGCTAGCAAAGCCTGCGCCCGTTATTTCAGCGGCACGTTTCCGCGCGAGATATTCATCAGCCTTTTGCTTAGCGTCTCGTTTGCTAACCGGAGAATAAAATGATTTGCGAATCGTCTTGCCGTCAATCCCCTTGCCTATCGTAACCTTTACCTCGTAGAGCCCCCCATGATTGGGGGCTTCTTTTTTGGGCCTGCCCATAATATCACCTTATTTTTTAAACGCCCGGCGAGCGGGCGAAATAAGCCTTGCGTCTCCGCAAGGCTTATATTATATGAATTTAATGATTTTATTTTATAAATATAGAAATTTATAAAAAGTTATATCGTGTTTTTAACATCAACACATTGCTATTTATATAATTATACTATGATAAAAAGTCCTTCCCTTATATATAACGAAAAAAATCGTCAAATGTTGCACTTAAAATCAAAATAATTTTTAAAATCGCCCTTTTCTCCATTTTGCATAATTTTATATCATAATTTTCTACGGGCTAGAATAAGAAAAAATGCGCCTTGTATGGCTGTAGCCATACCACAGCAATTTTGAGTATGGTAAAATTTATGTGTGGTAATCATCCACCTTTTTTACATGTTGACCCATGTCAAGGCGATAATAACCCAGGGTGATTATTACGGATGAATTGATTATACTTGGGGAACAGATTAAAAAGCTTAGGACTGACAAGGGGTATACAATCAGAACACTGTCTGAAATGACGCATATCGACAAAATGCAAATCGTGAAAATTGAAACCGGAAGGGCAGATGCAAAATTTTCTACATTATGCAGGATAGCCACCGCCCTTAATGTCACGCTTCATGAATTGATACCAATTACAGCCAATAATCCAACCATAATTGACAACACGCCAAGGGGATGATAAAATAAAGTGAACGAATGTTCGGATAGTAAGGCTAAAAATAGGAGGACGGCTCGCCCGCGAAGCAACGCTGCCCTCCTGCCTAGGATACAGTAAAAATACTGCAATATGATTATACTGTATCCTGTTGAAAATTACAATATAATCAGGGGTGAAAGCATTGAAAAGTCAGGAAATAACAATTGATGAGTATCGAAAAGCAATCGAAGAACTGCTAAATTGCATACATACCAAGAGGCAGATGCAAAAAGCATATTATTGTTTGCTTGCATTGTTTACAAAATAAAAAACCAAAAAGCGACCCGGATTTTATTCCGGGTCGCTTTTGTTTATGCTGTTTTTACTAATCTTAAAAGCAATATCTTTTAAAAGATCCCATTGATCGGCACTCAAACTTGCAAAGGTTTTAAAAAATCCGCGAATGAATTCATCTTCGCTGTCCATTACTCGGTCAACCAATCGCGCGAACTCGACCTCGTCACTTGAGAACATCTCGCCTTTGCCGGTAGTAAGCCAAATATAATCAACGTTGAATTCGCGGCAAATTAATTTGGCCATTTGATCGGTTACGTTGTTCTCTCCATTTTCCAATTTAGAAATAGCAGTATTGGATACGCCTAACGCCTTACCAAAATCTTGCTGACTTAGCCCTAACTGTTTGCGAACTTGCTTTAATCTAGTTTTCATATTTATTCACCCGCTTTCCTGAAAAAATTATACTTCAAAAAATCCCTTTAGTCAATATTTTTATTGAAAAGCTATTGACATTATTGATTAAAGGGATTACAATGTTGATGTAATCAAATTAAAGGAGGTGCAACAAATGCTTACGCAAAATAAAATCGACGCATTTGAGGAATTTGCTAAAGCGTTTGCGCCATGTAACGATGTCCAGCGCGGATATGTTATGGGGTACGCTGATGCAATGAAAAGACTTATTAGCCTCAAAGGCATTGTGACGCAGTATGGAAAAGATGCAGCAGATCACGAAAAGTCCGCATAAAACGCCAACGCCAACCCTACAAAAATTTAATCAATCGGTTTGCTCTAAGTCTACTAAGTCACCATACTCCTGCCTGAAGCGATCATAAGCCGAATCATACGACGCAAGGATTAGATCAGCGTATTGAAACAGATCGTCAGGTGATTTTATCGGCAAGCGGCAATATTCTGCGCCCTCTGCCTTGGATGCTGGTTGAACATTCAGATTTTTCGAGCGGGCATCGGCAAATAGTTCAAAGGTAATAGGAATTAAACAATAGCATAGGCGAGCCGTCTGCTTTATCTCCGCGAATGCGTAGGTGAAGAACAGGAACTCAAGGTTTATACCTGCTTCAACACATCTAAGGTATTTGGTATTTCTGTTCATGCCGGAGAGCATTTTGTTTATTGCTTTGAAATATGACTGTTTCAATCCGACATAATGCCTGTTTTCGGCCAAGATCGCAGATTCAATACAATCAAACTGACCTCTTCGCTGTTCTCGCTCTTTTTCAGCAGGAGATTTATCAAACTCCGTTGAATACACAATAATTTTAATTATGCATCGTAGGAATCCGCTATTGGTATATTCGCAATTAAAAACATGACAATGCACAGTACGTTTTTTCGTCAATCTGCGGTATAAGTTATCAATGTTTGGGCCCTTTGATGGGTACCACCCGATTTGTTGCCCTCTGAGGGTTACTACGCGGATCGCAGTGTCATCATACCGATTATTAAGGTCGGGCATCAAAAATAGATACTCCCCGTTTTTCAAAGTTGGAATGATTTTACGTGGATCACAACCGTTGTGAATGTGTGAAATTCCAGAAACGTCAACAAACCATGTGTCAGATATTTCATTTCCTTGGTCATCATGGTCAGGCATATAGTAAAGCGGAACTTCAATCGACGGCTTCTTAGGTTGCTCGTTTTTCCTGTCCATTATTCTTTGATATCTTTCACGCTCCACTTCAGCTTCTTGATCATTTATTGACTGCATCTCGAGAGCCTGCTCTCTAAACCTGATTCCCTCAGGGGTAACAAGACACTTTTGAAAAATTTCCGCTGTTGCCATGCAGTCGCCAAGTGCTGTATGCGGAACACCTCCTACATGAAAGTGTCTGCGAAGATCGCCTAACTTATAGTGTGGTAGGTTTGGTTCGGCTTCCTTAACGAATGAAAGCACGTCAAATGCTGGATTTTTAATACCTTTTCCTAAGCGGGTTTGCAAGAACCTCATATCGAAAGAAACGTTAAACCCGACAATAACATCATTGCCAAGAAATTCAATCAATCTCCCGGAAACCTCAAAAAAATACGGTGCCTTGCATACTGTGCCCCATGTAATATGATTCACCCGGCTTGCATCACGTGGAATAAAGCCTTCCGGGCGCACAAATGTGTGGTATTGGCCTACCGCACGATGATTTTTGTATCGGATTGCGCCTATTTCCAAAATTTCACAAGTGCACGCATCCAATCCTGATGTCTCCAAATCCAGAACAGTATAATCCGTTGGGGGCACAGATGTCTCACAAAAATATCTTAACAAGCGCATTTCAGGGGAAGGACTAGTGGGCGCGGGCGGGCCAAATAAAGCAGAAAATACACCCATAACTTAATCGCCATCCTTTCTGCACAATGTTACCACAATATGGGCTAATAGTAAACAAAATCAAAAACAAAAGAAAGGAGAATTCTAGTGTCGAAATCACCGTTTGAAATTCCGGCTCCCGTTTTGAAAAAGCTCGACGAACTCAACGAAATTGTAAAGGATCATCCCGTATACATCCCCCCGCAGGTTGCGGCCAAGTTTTTGGGTATGAATCCTGCGACGCTGATTGCCAGCATTCAGGCGAGGCAATGTCCGTTTGCATTTGGCTATCAAAAAACGTTGCATTCGAACGCTACAAACAAAATTCCGTCCGCTACGTTTTATCTCTGGTACACGCAGGGCTGGATGTTAAAAATGTACGATGCAGAAAAAAGCACTGCATAAAAGAAAGGATATTGGGAAAATGACTGCCAAACGCAAAGTTAAGCCCAAGCCTTGCAAAGGCTGCGCACACTACCGGTCGGAAACCGGATCACGCGGAGGAGAAGAAATCTGCCATTACATCCTTGATACAGGCGAGCCGCGCGGATGCTTGCCAGAGAATTGTAATAAGCGGATCACTCGGCTGCCGCCGCGCCCAATCCCCGTCTCTCAAACAAAAGTTGAAGAATACTACCTGCGCCGCGCAAAGCTATGTGGAAACAAAGAACGCGCGATCTTTGCACGGAAGCGATAAGAGGTGCCTATGAAACAATATAAAGTAACAATCACCAACGGCGATTACCCGTTATCCTACACCTGCGATGCGATCTCGGATGCATTTGAATGCCTGCGGTCAACCGCATCCTGGGATCACGGGAAGGTCTGCTTCAAGTCGGACGATCTAATGGAGATCCTTGTGCAGATGCGCAAAGGCGAAGCGTCGAAAATTAAAGGCAACGGCTTCTCAATTACCGTGATTGAGGAGACGGATGGATGGCCGTAAGGATAAGGCGATGGAAGGAGGAAAAATCATCATGGATAAGAAAAAGTTTGACCGGGAAGAGGCCATAAACCTGATCGCACGTGGGGAGATGGACAGGTTATTAGATTTTAACCTGCGCGGAGCCGATCTGTGCGAAGCTGACCTGTGCGAAGCTGACCTGTGCGAAGCTGACCTGTGCGGAGCCGACCTGTGCGGAGCCAACCTGCACAGAACCGACCTGCGCGGAGCCGATCTGTGCGAAGCTGACCTGTGCGTTGCCAACCTGCGCGCTGCCGACCTGCGCGGAGCCAATCTGTGCGAAGCTGACCTGTGCGTTGCCGACCTGAGCAAAGCCGACCTGCGCGCTGCCGACCTGCGCGGAGCTAACATCGATTACGCCTGTTGGCCGCTATGGCGCGGCAGTCTGGGTGTCAAGGTGGATGTCCGTATCGCACGGCAGCTTGCGTACCATCTGTGTGCTTTGGACTGCGATGATCCAGAGTACATCAAGGCGCGGAATGCGTTGCTGCCGTTTGCCAACCAGTTCCACCGGGTGCAGGAGTGCGGGATATTGGAACCAATCGAACAAGGAGTATCGTCATGACCTGCCCGGTATGCAACGGCAGGCCCGCTGGGGCACAGGTATGGGTACATTGCCCCAAAGCCCAGGCTGCGATCTGCATGGATCACTGCTACGAAGGATGTCGGCATCATGATACCACCGCGAGTGTCGGTCACTGCAAATACCGCGCATGCCTGATGGACAAGCGCAAGGTGCTGGACGCAGCATTAGACGACAGGGAGGCTGAATGATGCGTGTGATCTGGTCGTTTGGAGGCGGGGCGCTGGCCCTGCTTGAGCACGGCCCGAACGAGGGTGATTCGGACTATGGCATCCGATCGCCGGAATATCTGGCAGTGAAAGGATGCCGGGCGGTAAGCGGCATGCCGGGCGTATACCAATACGACGAGCTGCTTGAGCGGTCGGAGAACCTGCTGATTGTGTGGGAATGGATCGAAAGCGAGTGGATTGACCACATGCGCAGGAAAATAGGGGATGAGCTGTCCAGGCAGGGCCGCGACCCGTATACCGGGGAGAAAATACAGAAGGGGGCATAACCATGCCGGAAGAACAAATGGACGAGCTGTATCGGGTCATTGTAAAAGACCCGAAGCTATCAGCGGAGGAATTGGCCAGGCGACAGAAAGAACTTTGTGTGGCGGAAGCAGAGCTGTATAGAAACATATATCGGGCGCTAAACGAGTAAGAGCTCATTGTGAAAAAGCGCCCGGATGGTACATATGCGCTGTGGGATTGGCCGGAGGCCGACGAAGCAAAAATTAAGGAGGCCTTTTATGCGGTTGAGCAAGATCCGCTGTTTGGCGCATTTTGCAACGACCCCAAGCGATTTGAGAAAGCTTGGGAAGAGGGATGGGCTATTCAAACGGTAATTACACTGGCGGAGGACTTCTTCACCATTATCCGAGAGGCATAAAAAATGGTCTGATCTCAGCAGCCACTGAGATCAGACCTCATAAACCAGCAGGGCTTCCCGCCCAAACCTTACATATAAAGTATAGCATTTTTGTGGCGGGAAGTCAATTTTTTTCTGGCGCCTGCGGGCGCCAATGCGGCTTGCTCACAGTATTAACACTCCGACGTGAGCACGACAGAAAGAAGGGACGGAGCTCGCCATGTACCTACAGAAAACCTACCGGGCCGGAAGGACGGTTGAAGTGCAAAAGCTTGCCATCCGAAAGCATCCAAGGGGCGCGCGGCAGCAGCGGCACAGCCCTACCCCGGAAGCAATGGCAGCATACAATAAAAAGCTCGCAGAAAGGGAGCTGACCCGGATCCTCAATGAGAATTTCGGCCTGGGCGATCTGAGCATTATAGGAACCTATCGCAAAGCGGAACGCCCCACGCCAGAACAGGCAAAGAAAGATCGAGAGAAGTTTTTGCGCAAACTCCGAGAATATTTTCGCCGCCGTGGAGATGAACTGAGGTATGTGGCGGTGACCGCCTACGGGGAACGAGGCGCAATCCATCATCACTTTGTCATCAGCGGGCTGGATTATCGGGATTTGCAATTCATGTGGCCGCATGGCCGAGTGATCGTATCGCCCTTGGATGATACGGGCAACTACTGGCGGCTTGCACACTACTATGTGAATCAGCTGCGCACATCCCCGCAGGGGGAGGAAATCAAGGGTAAACGGTGGAGCTGTAGTAAAAACCTGCGCCGCCCTCCCCCGAAAACAGAGGTCAGGGAGGCGAGGACGTGGCGGGAAGAGCCAAAGCCAATCAAGGGATACTACATAGACCCGGATAGTATCGAGAGCGGGATATGCCCGCTGACCGGGGAGCCTTACCAGTTTTACAGGATGGTACGGCTGGCGTCGGAAAGGAGAAATCAATGAGCGGAATACCCAACCAAATAAAACACATTGACGCAATTCGCATTGAATGTGGCCGGAAAAAGCTGTGTCAATGCCAAACTCCGCATTATGAGATTGATGTCGCAAATCACCTCGTACTGTGCATGGATTGCGGCGCTGTGATTGAGCCGTTTGAAGCGCTATATAAACTGGCAAGTCATTTTGAACATATTAACAGCCAATTAGATATGGCTCGGCAGCAGAAGGAGGAACTCAGGAACTACCATCCCCGCCGCCGCGTATTAAAAGAATTGGAATGGAGAATGGGCCGGGGAGAAAACACGATGATTCCTTCATGCCCACACTGCCACGAACCATTTGAACTGGAGGATCTGCTCGCCACAACTTGGCACAATAAACGATATATTGAGAGGATGAAATAACATGGGATACTTAAAAGACAGGCATGGAATGATGATGTTAGATAATGTCCCTCCCGACACCTGCCCGGAATGCGCCGTTGTCCACGACCCACAGCAACCACATAACCGCGATAGTCTCTACTATCAGTACAAATTTTACGATGCGCATGGATGTTGGCCGACCTGGGCAGATGCGATGGCACATTGCTCACCCGAAGTCAAGGCAGTGTGGGCGGAAGAACTGAAAAAGCGCGGCGTAGAAATAGGCAGAGTGACGCAATGACCATCTTTGACCACATGACCACCGCCGAATACCGCGCTTATCTCCAAAGTCACGAGAGCGGGCAGCATGAACCCTCCGAAAAAATTGGAGAGTTACCCTCCTCCCATTTTGGGCGCATGAGCGCCGCTGAATACCAAGCTATGCTCCATCCCCAAAAGCAGCCCGCCCAGAAAAGCGCACCACAAAAGAAACCTACCCCGCCCATCCCGACTGAGAGCGAAGAGCAGCGGGCTGTGATGGAATGGGCGGAGTATGCGAGCGGGAAATGGCCGGAGCTGCGGCTGCTCTACCATGTGCCGAATGAGGGCAGGCGAAGCATGGCCACAGGCGGGCGGTTGCGCGCAGAAGGATTGAAGAGCGGCGTGCCTGACCTGTGCCTCCCAGCTGCGCGAGCGGGATATCATGGACTGTATATTGAGATGAAGCGCACAAAAGGAGGCAGAGCGACCCCGGAACAAAAAGAATGGCTGGGGGCGCTGGAAAAGGAGGGCTATAAAACGGCGCTGTGCAGGGGAGCCGGAGAGGCGATTGAAGCGATTGAAAACTACCTCGCCCAAAACAAGGAGGGCCTATGAAACAATTAGGAGATGTTACGAAACTGGACGGCAGCCAGATTGAACCTGTCAGCGTTATAACTTTTGGATCGCCATGCCAGGATTTATCTATCGCAGGGCGGCGAGCGGGATTGCAGGGAGAACGCAGCGGCTTGTTTTTAGAGGCTGTCAGAATCATCAAAGAAATGAGGGAAGCAACCAATGGAGTATACCCAGCTTTCGCTGTTTGGGAAAACGTCCCAGGAGCATTCAGTTCCAACAAAGGAGAGGACTTTAGGCAAGTTCTCCAGGAACTTGCGCGCCTGTGCGACAATACCGTTTCTATCCCTAGACCTCCAAAAAAGTGGCTCAACGCTGGCGCCATTATGGGAGACAGCTGGTCAATTGCCTGGCGTATCTTGGACGCCCAATACTGGGGAGTGCCCCAGCGCCGCCGTAGAATCGCGCTTGTCGTGGATTTTGGAGGCAATCGCGCCGCCGAAATACTATTTAACCCCGAAAGCGTGCAATGGAATTCTGCGCCGCGCAGAGCGACGCGGGAAGCCCCTGCCGGAATCACTGGAATCGGCGCTGAGATATCAGGCGGAGCATTATGCCGAGATCATCGAGCGGGTGAAGGAATTGTGGGAGAGATATGCGGCGTAGCCGGGTTTAACGGATGGCGCAGCGCCACAGGAAGCATTGAATACGAGGAAGATCGCGCTCCGTGCATAAACGCATCATCAATGCCACCGAACGTCTGCGCTGGGTTTATGGCGGGCCAGGGTGCTAAGGCTGGCGGAATCGGCTACGGAGAAGAAATAGCGCCGACACTAAAAGGCACGGCGAGCGGGTCAAACCAAATTCCCTGTATGTTTGATTGCAGAGGTAACGGCGGTGCGGAAATATACCCAACCATAACAGGTGACCATCAAAGCAGGGTAACGGATTATACCGCGATTTGTACCTATCAGGACGTAACCGGCCCACTTATGGCAAACAGCCATCCAGGAGGGGTCACAGGCCAGGACGCATACAGCAATATGCTTATAGCATTTACACAAAAACGCTTTGAAGAATATGAGGCGGGCGTAGGGACGTTAACGGCGAGTGTTGGGGACGGATCATCCTCCAGCGAAACAATTTTGGCAAGCGTTGACTGCCGGAATGGACGCGAAAGCAAAGATATGTCCGGCACAATACAGGCAAAGCCAAACGGGGGGTATTCCCTAAATTACATCTCGCCCGTCCGTATCGGAAATATCGTCCGCCGCCTCGTCCCATTGGAATGCGAACGCCTGCAAGGCTACCCGGACGGGTGGACAGACATTCCGGGCGCAAAGGATACGCCGCGATACAAAGCGCTTGGAAACAGCATCGCCCTTCCTGTGTTTTATTACGTCCTGTACCATGTAAGCAGATACCTTCCGCCAGACGCAACGCTTGGTAGCCTGTTTGACGGGATCGGGGGATTCCCGCTAATTTGGGAGCGTCTGCACGGCAGAGGTACGGCGCGATGGGCAAGCGAGATAGAGCCGTTTCCGATTGCGGTTACAAAGTATCGTTTTTAGGAGGCAATCCGATGCAAAAAGTCAGGAAGAGCAAACCGCCGGAACAGGCGATTGAGCAATACACGTTATATCACACGGTCGTATATACCTGCCCGTACTGCTCTGCCCAACTAGGGGGGGCTGAGACAAGCAGGAGGCCGGAGACCTGCCCGGAGTGCGGGCAGAGGATTGCTTATGAGGAGGCACAATGA